ACACCTCATAGATGTTGTCACGTATATGCTTAACTCTATTAACGTATACCTTAATTGTTATATTAGGTCCTAAGACACTGATCCTATTACCAGGCAAAGTAGTAATATCACCTGCAGTCACATCAATAAATATTGACATGTCTTGGTTCCATTTACCATCAGAAGCTTTGAGTACTGAATCCCATGGATATGTTATCTCAGCAGTCTTATTGAATAATAGTTTTAATAAGAACTTATATGATGACTCAATACCTTTTGCTATAAAAAGTTCTTTTACTTTTCTTAAGAATAGTCTTTGATTTATGTAAGCATAGTTCTCACCAAAGATATCAAGCTCGTTCTTAAAAAATTGGATGTATTCATCGATAGTTTGATCTATATCCCTTAATTCTAATATATTTCTCTTTTCATACTGATCTTGATACTCATAATATGCTTCTACAAAAGCTGTAAATAATGGGTAATCTTCCCTAGCAAAGTCAGGTAGTTGTTTAGATACTACTGATTTTAGATCTATAGACATTAATTACGGCTCGAAGTGAATACATAGTTCTTACCGCCACCAGGATCACCAACAGATACTTTATCAAGCACCATGCTAACAGTGATATTTTCATCTGGTATATTAACTAATTGGTTACGAACAGATACTACATCATTTGATTGTGGTTTGATGATTAGTTCAAACACACCAATACCATTTGTTTGGTCTATGCCTATGATCTCTAGTTCTGGCATATTGATGACACCATTTGCATAGTCTATGGTACCAAAAGTCTTATAATATGTCTTGATATCTAAACTATAGTAGTACATCTTTAACACGCCAGCTGTAGATGATGTAGGTAAGTCTTCAAGGTACATGATCTTATCTGGTTCTGCTGCTATGATGAATCCTGTAGACGTGATAGATTCTTCTGCAACTGTCGAGTTATAGATCGGGTTACCTAAATAGATCGTATAGTTATAGTTTGAGTTATACTTAATGTCTACTTCTCTATGTAATTTCACAGTAGTAATATTAGAGATGATTGAATCTTCAGTAGAATCGATCTGAGATGATAAGTTTGAATGTCTAAAAATACCAGTAAATGATTCAAGGTTCTCTGTATTATACCTCTTGATAGTATCAATAACGAGAGCCTGCAACTCTGTAGCACCTCGAGTAGTTAATCGTGGGTTATAGTAAGCTGTAGTGTTGATCTCAAGGTTGATATACTCAGGATCCACAATAAGAGGTGTAATAGATACAACGTTCTTTTGTTTTAATAGTTCATTAATAATGTACTTCTTTTGTGATTCTGTAAGCACGTTAGTAGTCTTAGGCTTGATAGATAAGTACACTCGACCATATGATGCTGGTAGGTTATCTTCTCCACCCCATGCATTGATAGTTGCTGCTTCTGGGTATAACTTGAATATAAGTGCTTTATAGTCTTCTACTGTTACAGCTCTGTTTTGTGCTGAGTATGATCTTGGAGCATTGTATCTTATAGACTCAATAGTCTCAACATCTGAACCACCCACAGCAGGTGTTTTAGTAGTAACTGTTGGTATAGCACCGAGTATGGATGAACCAGTATATGTGAATACGCGAGCACCGTTGGCTGCATCTTTATTAGTTACCATATATGTTAGGTTAACCACATTACCGTTAACCAAAGCTTTACCTATGGTGTCATTACCAAACTCAAGCTCGTATAGTTGACCTTCGATCTCTTTAACGAAGTATACTAATGAATTACCATCAAGGTTTAAGATCTCTTCTTGGTTGATAAACGTATTGAATACTGATGAAGTAGAGTTATCTTGAACTCTTACCTTTAATGTAGATAAGTCAACGTTAATATTTGGGATGATGTATTGTACACCATCAGAGGCTGTATACTTAAATGTTAATGGGTTACCTTCTTTTAGTTGTACATCTGAGAATGTGTACTTACCTAGTACTGAATCATAAGCTGTAGTGATACCTTCTGTATTATAGAATACATACTGTGCACCATCAATAGTAGTTGTAAATGGAGTATATGCTTCAAGAGTTAGTGTAGCTTCAGGTGTAGCTACTGGTGTTAATACTATATCAACAGTGGCAACTGCACATGTAGCTGAGTGTGGGGTGTACCCAATTTCTTTAGCTCTTGAAACGATGCTTGATCGTTTGCTGGCGGAATCCAAAAAGGATTCATTGACAGCTAAGTTTGTATATAGAGCGTTGTAATGGGTATTGTATGCAAGTACGTCTAAAAGTACGGAAAGGCCGGCACCCTCAAAGTCATAGTCTTTAAATGCATCTTGACCTTGTAAGAATGTTTTTATATTAGACTTAATTGCATCAAAATCCAACTCAGATGTTGTTATGTTTTTATTTGCCATTATCGTGTTCTCGTTAGTATTAGGTTGACCTGTAATGGTCGTGTTGTGTTAATTATAGTAAAGTAAATAGCTACATCTACAGCATTATTGTCAGGTGACATGTTCACAACAACATCATTAAGCTTAACTCTTGGTTCAAAGTTAGTGATAGTATCTGATATTGCTCTCCTAAGCATCACGTTAAGCATAGGAGTTGCTGGTTCAAATAGTAAGCCTCTTATCTGAGAACCAACTTCTGAATGGAATGGTCTCTCATAGTTCTGTGTCAACACAAGGTTCTTTACAGATTGCTTGATAGCTTCTTCATCGTACTTACGTGCAACGTCATGCGTTACCGGATGCATGGTAAAATTTAGATCAAGATCAGAGAACGTACGTGTATTGCGTGCCATCTATTATTTATAACCTTTATCCAAAGAATGTGTCTGGTGAACCTTGTGCAGATACAGATCCACATGTTATCGGGTCACCTATCCTACATGCTGCTTTACCGTTTATGAATACTGTAGGTGAACCTTCAAGTGTCTGCCCATTATGACTAGTTACACATGAATGTGTTTCCCAATGGTCAGCTAACCTATTCACTGCAAGACCGTTTACAAATACGTTAGGGCTACCTTCGATAGCCAATCTGGGTGGAAAACACCCATGCCCTGTACACTCGTCTGTTACTCTAGTTACCGCCGGCATTATAGTGTTTCCAAGTTAATACCATCTGGAATAATAACTTGATCTATGATATCACCAGTATCAGCATCTCTTACTGCGTGTATACAATATGCAACTGTATCATCTTCAAGAGCTACTAGTTCATGTGCATTATCTTTATGGATGAATATCATATGTGGTGCAGTGAACACTGTAACTTTTCCTTCAACGGTTACCTTTAAAGAACCTTTTGCTAGTAATGTTAAGTGATTGTGTGTATGAGTATGACCAGACATAGTACAACCTTTTTCTTTAAAGTGCATCTGTTTACACCATACTCCATCTACCATATTAAATGATACTTCAGGAGTAGTTATTATGCCTTCTTGCATTATTCATCTCCAAGTATTGTTAAATTTAGGTCTCTCATCATCACGTTAATATCAATTCTTTTTTGAATATCCGAAGCTGATGGTATTATATCTCCACTACCATTTTTCCATGTTTCTGAATTATCTTCATTTATAGTAACTTCTGCATAAGGAATATTATGAGTTTGATTTAAATACAAATCCCATGCTGTTTGAAGTAATAAATTAGCGCACTCTTCTTTAGAACTTACCGTATTATATTGTCCCGTTAAAGGATTTAAAACTTTATATACTATACTCATTAACTTATCGCTCCATAAATATTTGCACTACCTACTGTAATAGTTGCTGTAAATCCATTTAAGGCAATAGCTTTGCCACCAATGCCACCAGCTACATAAGCCCCTCCACTACCAAACATGATAGCAGATCCACCTATCGCTCCCCAGCCGCCACCACCACCGCCTCCATTCGCAAGATTATAAATCGCAATTGCTCCAGCACCACCTGCGCTTCCTCCAACACCACCTATACATTTGCCAAATTTTGTTCTTTGACTACCACCACCTCCGCCAGCTCCACCTCCAGTGTTATTATCTCCAAATCCACCACCGCCAACACCAGGTAATATTAAACCTCCACCTCCACCACCCCAAAATTCTTGAGTGTACCCAGAAGTATTATTTAAATAACCACCGCCAGCTCCACTAGTACCTGGTACAGTAGCTCCAGCTCCTC